CGTGCCAGAGTTGCCCGTCCCACCCCCGAACCTACAAGGAGAACGTCATGGGCAGTCTGGAAGCGCAAGGATGGATGGGCCTCAAGCTGTACGTCACGGTGAAGGTGGAGCCGCCCGTCGAGGGGGAACCCACGACCAAGACGATCCCGGTCGGTGACTGGGCGGTGGCCGAGGGCGAGCCGCAAGCGGTGTCGAGCGAGCGGGTTCACATCCTCGGCTGGGAGGTCGATGACACGACCCTCATCGCCAAGCCGGTGTTCGTGAACGTCGCGGCGGTGGCGGATGCGGTCGTCGGTCCGAACGGATCGGCGTTCCTGTACCACGCGCCGGGCGATCCCTCCGCCGGGGGCGAGTACCTGCGCGACGAGGGCGAGGTCAAGGCGACCTACATGGCGGCGCTCAAGAAAGCGTGGGACGACGCCGGGAGCAACATCGACGGCGACCCCGCTGTCAGGGAGGGCGACGAGGACCGGCCGAAGCGTGGGCCGATCCCCCGGACCTTCCCGAAGCACAAGGGCAAGGGCAAGTAGGCCACCGGGGGCATCCGCCCCCGGTTATCCACAGGGTTCACAGAGAGGAATCACATGCCTTACAACACGGCGTTCCCGGCACAGCCGGGGTGGGAGTCGGTCGAGCTTTACGTCGTCGTCATGCACACGGGCGAGTTGGTGAAGTACGAGGATTGGGAGGCTCGCTGGGGCGGGATGGACATGCGCCCGCTGGAGAAGCCCAAGGGCGTGGTCGTCCACCGCTTCCCCATCGTGGGATGGGGGTGGGAGGAAATGTCGATGGAAGCCGTGCCGGTTTATGAGCAGCCGGACGTGGACGAGGATGGCCGCATCCAGCCCGACGGCACGGTGCGCCTGATTCACATCGGTCCCCTCCACGGAACCTACGAGAGCGTCGAAGCCTTGACCAAGGCGTTCGGCAACGAGGTCACAGGCATGTGGACGAAGTACATGATGGGGAAGGACCAGCGATGAGCAGGTATCTCCGATCCATGCCGAACCGGGTTTTGGCCGGTCGTCTCGGCGTACACCCGACCACCGTGTCCCGCTGGAAGGGCGATCCGCCCGCTTGGGCGGCGGGCCATATCGCCACGCTACGCAAGCTGGAGGAAGCCCTTTGGCCCAACCTCGTCACCCCCGAGGCCAACAACGAAGTCAGCACCACCAACAACGCCACCAACCAAGAAAGCGAGAGGATTTCGTGACTATCACCGTCAAGATGGAGAAGATCAACCCGGAAGTCGCGGCCAAGTACCTTGACTCGTTCAAGGGCAACCGCGCCATCCGGCAAACGCACGTCAACTACCTTGCCAGCCAGATGTCGGCCGGTCTGTGGAAGTCCACCCACCAAGGGATCGCGTTCAACGCCGGCAACGAGCTTGTGGACGGGCACCACCGCATGTGGGCCGTCGTCATGTCGGGCACCGAGATCAACACGATGGTCACCCGTGGCCTCGCGGAAGACGACGTGGCCTTCCTCGACGTCGGGCTGGTGCGCGACACCAAGGACGCCGCGCACTACGACGGCGTCGAGGTCGATCCCATCGTCTGGCCGGTCGCCAAGATTCTCGTCCGTGGCGTGACGCTGGCAAGCCCGAAGGTTCCCTTCCCGGTCGTCAACGGCTGGTATCAGCACTACAAGGCCGGGATCGACGCAGCGGCCGAGTACCGCGCGAATTGCCAGCCCATGCGCCAGAAGATGAACAGCGTGATGACGGCTGCGCTTGCCCGTGCTTTCTACGACATGGAGCGTCCGCTGCTCGACCGCTTCATCAACACGCTCAAGACCGGTCAGGCCGAGAACAAGGCGGACATGGCGGCGGTGGTCCTTCGTGACGCGTGGCTGACCGGGCGGGTTGGAAAAGCGCAGAGCAGCGAGGCATACTTCAAGATGACCGCCGCCCTTCGTGCCTTCAAGGAACGGCGTAGCATCAAGACGCTGCAACGGGCCGAAGGGGAAGCCTTCAAGCTGCCGAAGCTGCCGGCCGCGCTCAATTACAAGAGCATGAACGGTGCGGAGCATCCGAAGGCCGGACCGAAGGCGCGCAAGCGCAGCGCAGAGGCGAGGGTCTGAACGGAGGTCACAGATGGACGACAAGGACGACAAGGGTTTCTTCCAGAACATGAAGCACCACCCGATCTTCGCGGGGTGTCTTCTGATGGTGGGGGCCATGCTCGCGCTGTTCGGCGGGTGCATCATGGGCATCGTCACCAACCCGTTCGTGAAGTAGAGCAGGGGGCCGGGTCACACCGGCCCTCTGTATTCCCCCGGAGGATTCATGCCGCGTCTTCGTCTCGCCCTCGCCGCCGTGCTTGCCGTCGTCCCGCTCGTCATGCTGGGCTGCAACCCCAAGCCAACCCAACTCACCGCTACGCCGCAAGGCACGCTCACCGCGACCGTGACCGAATCGGTCACGACGACGAAAACGATTCCCTGCATCACGGTGACCAAGAGCGGGGACAGCTACGTCTGTACGCCGGAAGCCACGCCCACGGACTGCACGGCCAATCCCAGCGCACCCGGTTGTACGCCCCCGCCCGGCGGAGGTCTTCCGGCGATCACCTGTCCGTCCGGGTCGATGGTCATCACCGGCCAATGGGGACAGACCGCGATCCAGACGTCCACCTACGGCACGTTCAACCAGCAATGGCTCGCCGTCGAGGTGAAGCCCCCTGTCGGCTGGACCGGCAACGGCGGCATCAAGACGTCGTCGTGGGCCGAGTACCAAGACGGCGGCGCGGTGCGTACCGCCATGTTCGCCACGCAGCCCTGCACGCACGATCTGCGCTACGCGATGAAGGTGAAGGGCGGGACCGGCGGCAACGCCTACTCGACCGACGCGATCAGCGTCGCGTTCAAGTACACGACCGCCGCGTCGGAGAATTTGGCGGTGACGGTGGTGCCGGGACAAACGTACTGGATCAACATCAAGAACACGTACGGCGACGGATCGTCGTCGTGTACCAACTCTTGCAACATGCGAGGGGGCTTACCGCAGTAAACAACAGGAGCTACATCATGCTCACGCTTGCGACGATGTTTACCTTGGTGGGGGTCGCTCTCGCCGCGCCCGCACCCGTAGTGGACTGTCCGGCACCCGCGAAGTGGACGGTTTCGGCGACGAACACTCTCGTCTGTTCCGGTACGACGACCACGCCGCCGCCGGAGTGTACGACCGACTGCAATCCGCCACCCGAATGTACGACCGACTGCACGCCACCTCCGTCCGGTGGCGACGTCTGTACGAGTAGCGACGCGAAGTCGGCGAACGTGTGGGGGAATCCCACCGTCTACTCATGGGACGTTGCGCCGTTCGTTCACCAGACCATCGCTTTCCAAATCAAAGTGCCCTCCAACGCGACGGGCAACTCGTTGCGAACGTCGTCGTGGGTCGAGTACACCACCGGCAAGTTCCAGCGCGAGGCGGCGTTCTCCAAAGTCGCGTGCAGCTTCGCTCCTGCTGACGCGTTGGCGAACGGGTACGGCGGCAAGCTGACGACGAAGGGCAACGTCGCGCCGTCGTTCATCTACAGGATCGGCACGCCAAGTGGAACCGCGACGGGCCTCACGCCCGGACAGACGTACTGGATCAACATTCGCAACCGCGATCAAAGCGGTGCCAACAACTGCACCGTCCCCGACTGTGCGATGCGAGGGAACGTCCCCGACTGATGCTGACCACCGCCGAAATTGACGAAGACATTCCGCCCATCGCGTGGGTCCATCCGCAGAACGGCGGCATCGACGGACCTCTGTATCTCCGCTCGCTCACGGGCGACACGGAGATACAAAGTGCGCGTTACACGCACGGGTACGTCGATGCGAACTCCAACGCGTTCGGCTGGGCGGGGCTGGACCGGTTGGACATCATGGCCGGCACCGTACATGGCGAACACGTCGGTCGCTACATCAAGGGCTACAGACACCCCGGCGCGACCGCGTCGATGTGGGCGTTCTGTGCCGAGGGCACGGACTGGTCGGGCAAGGGAACGTTGTGGGGCGCGGAGATCGACGTCATGTCTGTGGGGAAGGACGCGTCGTCGCTACGTCTCGGCATCGGTATCGTCGTCGGGGAGGCGGTACAGAAGAACGCCGGGGTGACGTACGAACAAGTCGTCCTCGACTACGGCATCTGTGGGATTCCGTTCCGCAGGATGGACGCGTCCGGCAACATTGTTCCCGACAACGTGTTCACAAAAGTGTGGATGACCACGCAGATTCCATGCGAGATATACTCCGCAGCGCCGTCAGGAACGTGGCGCACGTCGGACGATGGTCACAACATCGGGGACGTGTTCAGCGGGGCGACGGGCTTCAAGCTGTGGGGGATGAAGGATCGCATCGGTCCCCACCTCGACTTCATGCAAGCCGCCTTGGCAGTACAGGTCGATACCGGCCAGATACTCTCGTACGGGAGGGAAGTCTTCCCGCCGAGGACCGCACTACTCACCGCACCATCTACGCAGAAAACGAAAGGAACAAAAGTGTCGCCGTCCATCTTCAGCATCTTCTCGCTTGGCCTCGCCGCTTACGGCGGGGTTCTCTCGGCGGCGATCACGCCGCACTCCTCTTCCCTGAGCTACATCGCCATCGTCCTGATCTTCGCCGTGGCGTACGGATGCGCCTACGCGGCGCGGAGGCTTGACGAATGACCACCGCAGCGAACGAACCGAACACGCCCCCGCCCGACGTCGAGAAGCAGGGGCCGTACACGATGGGAGCCTTCTGGCAACCGAGGATCGAAGGCTACAGACAGCTTTCGGAGCATGAGGCGCTGCTCATCAACGAGATCAAGACCCTCGGCAGCCAGATCGGCATCATGTGCGATTCGCTGCGTGGCGCACCGGGGATCGACCAACGCTGGCTTGCCATCGGCATCACCACGCTACAGACGGGGATGATGCAACTCGTACGCAGCATCGCCAAGCCGACGGGGTTCTAGTCTCACCATAAAACCATATACTCGGTACACGAAAGCGTGTACATTGCGCTTTCGTTTTCCAACTTTGTAGTGAGAGGATTCACCGTGCCGATGTCCGATGCTGAGTTTATCCAGAAGATGGCGCGCGTCCGCCGTCCCCCGTCCTGCTGCTACGAGTGCGCGACGCCCTACCAGCGTTCCTCGTACATGATCCTGTGCAAGTCCTGCGGCAACAAACGCTGCCCGCACGCGACCAGCCACTTCGCCCCCTGTACGAACAGCAACGAGCCGGGACAGGTGGGGAGCAGGTACGCATGACGACCGATGACAGCCTGCCGGAGTGCCGCAGATACATGGACGACTACCCCGGCGTCCGTGCCGAGTGTGAACGAAAGATTGCGGCGGGGACGTTCTGCTACGACTGTCCCAAGAACCCCCAAAGTGACGCCGCCAAACTCGCTACCGCAGAAGCACGTATAGCGCAGCTTGATTCGCAACTGACCGATGCCATCGCGCACGCTCTGAAACTGGACAACGCCGAGTGCGAGGCTCTGCGGAAACAGGTAGCGCAGTACCGGGAAGCGTTGCGTGAAGCGCGCGATGTAATCGACGGGCTGGTCGGTCAACAAGCTATGGCAGATGACTTTTGGAAACAAACGGCCGTGAAGATCGACTGCCTTCTCGCTCCTAGGGGAGAACATGAGTGAGATAACGGATGCAGAGGTACGCGAGCAGATCAAAGCCGCGCGCCGTGCGTTGCTGCCGAAGTGGATGGACGATCCGACAGGCCACGCGATCAGCGACATTCGCCCGATCAGCAACGAGGACGTGGCGGTCGCCCGCGCGCTAGTCAATCACGGCATGGAGCGGGCGGCGGGGATTTGCGAGAAGAACGACGCCGGGACCTATTGGGCCTCGCGCGTGCTTGCCGCCGCCATCCGAAAGGCCATCCCATGACGAGCGAAGGCAAGACGCCCATTGGGCCGTGCCCGTACTGCAACGTGCCGTGCGCCTACTGCCGCGCGAACGCCGTGGGGCCATTCCCGCCGATCCCCGCCGGTAGCGTTCCTTCTGCCGCAGAGACGCCGGGAGCGAAGCGGTGAATCTCAAGCTCAAGAAACCCTGCGGCAACTGTCCGTTCCTCAAGGTTGGCGCTATCCCTCTCCACAAGGGTCGCATCGAATCCATCTGTGCCGACCTCTACAAGAACGACCGGCACATCTTCCTGTGCCACAAGACGGCGCACGGCGGTGCCAAGGAGACGTCCGCGTGCATGGGAGCCTTGGCGTGGGGATGGAAGGACGGGAGGTTGCCGGTCGCCGCGCGCTTCGCGGTGGCAGTCGGCCTGCTGAAGACCGAAGTGCTGGAAAAGCTGGCCCCCAAGATCATCGACCTCAAGCCACAAATCACCCGGAGGAAAAATGAACGCCGTCGAGAAAGTCGCTCGCGTGTGCCATGAGGTCAACCGCGCGTACTGCCAAGCCATCGGGGACAACTCGCAACCGGCGTGGGAGGACGCACCGGAGTGGCAGAAGCAGAGCGCCATCAAGGGCGTGACGTACCACCTCGACAACCCGGACGCCGGCCCGGACGATTCGCACAACGCGTGGCTGGTGGAGAAGAACCGCACCGGCTGGAAGTACGGGCCGGTGAAGGACGCGGACAAGAAAGAGCATCCGTGCTTCGTGCCCTACCACCAGCTTCCGGTCGAGCAGCGCGCGAAGGACTATCTGTTCCGTGGCGTAGTTCACGCGATGACGTCGGTGGCGTGACAAGCTGACCGGCCTGTCGTACGCTTCGGTCCTCCGTGCAAGGAGCCGTCATGGCCTACAGAACTCCTGCCGCCAAGGCGAAGGACCACGCGTACCACGCCCTGCCGCACATCAAGAAGCGTCGGGCCGCGAACACCGCCGCCCGCCGGCAGCTTGAGCGGGAGGGCGTGGTCCACAAGGGCGACGGCAAGGACGTCGCGCACAAGGTCGCGCTCGACAACGGCGGCACCAACGCAAGATCGAATCTGACCGTCCAGTCCCCGTCCGTGAACCGGGGCTGGAGGAAGAACAAGTCCGGGTACAACCCGTAACGCATCGCGTGTGCCCGACGTGAAACACCGGGCTGTGAAACGAACCGGAGTAGGCTGGCACGATCTAATCCCGGTACGGGGACTGTCCGTTACGTCAGCGGGCACCCATCCTTTCAAGCGTCGTCGCGGGGACGCCGATCAATCTGCCATCCCGCGCCGCCGTGGACCCCGGAGCCGAACGCTCCGGGGAAGCCGGCGCGTTGCGTTACAGATCAGAGCGTTGTACGCTCGCGCCCATGTCTGTACGCCCCGACCGAGAAGCCCGCACGTCCCCCGCCGCGAAGGAGCGACGGGCCGAGACGAGTCGCCTCCGCATCAAGACCGACGCCCTCGTAGACAAGCTCCAGCAGCACGCGCTCGGCAAGGGCAAGATGACGCCCACGCAACTCGCCGCCGTACAGACGCTGCTGAAGAAGGTTCTCCCCGACCAAGTTCTAGCCAAGTACGAAGGCGACGGCACGCCCATCGTCTTCAACTTCAACATCCCGAAGTCGCAGACGCCGAAGGAATGACGTGCCCACCCTCGACGCTACCGAGGCCGGCGGGAACGTCGTCAACTACGCGCCGCCCGGTCCAGTAGCCGCCGAGTTCCACGAAGCCATCGCGTTCGTCCGTGGGTTGATGGGGCCGGTGGGTTCCGGCAAGAGTTCAAGTTGCTGCGTGGAGATCGTCCGCCACTCGCTGAAACAGACGCCGTGGCGCGGCGTACGTCGCGCGCGGTGGGCCGTCATCCGCAACACCTTCCCCGAGTTGAAGTCCACGACGATCAAGACGTGGCAGCAATGGTTCCCTGACAACATCGCCCCGATGAAGTGGGACTCGCCCATCAGTTCACGGATGGTGGTCCCCGACATTGGCGATGGGACGAAGCTCGACCTTGAGGTTCTGTTCCTCGCGGTCGATACGCCGCAGGACACAGGGAAGTTGCGGTCGCTGGAGTTGACCGGCGGGTGGATCAACGAAGCGTCCGAGGTGCCGAAGGAAGTCTTCGACATGCTCACCCAGCGGGTCAACAGATACCCGCCGAAGATGATGGGCGGACCGGTGGACCCATGCGTCGTACTCGATACCAACCCGCCCGACGACGATTCTTGGTACTACAGATTCGCAGAGGAAGAGACGCCCGAGGGCTGGATGTTCTTCAGGCAACCCGGCGCGCTCGTCATCAAGGACGACGTGTACGAGCCGAACCCTGACGCCGAGAACGTACAGAACCTCTCCGGCGGGTACGGCTACTACTATCAGCAGATCGGCGGGAAGTCGGACGACTGGATCAGCGTCTTCCTGTTGGGCCAGTACGGCACCACGATGTCCGGCAAGCCCGTGTACCGGGAATACAAGGACACGGTGCATTGCGCCAAGGAGCCGATCAAGACGATGATCGGCGCGCCGATCTACCTTGGCTGGGACTTCGGCCTGACCCCGGCGTGCGTGATCGCACAGATCACACCGCAAGGTCGGATCAACATCCTGCGCGAGTTGGTGGCCGAGGACATGGGCGTGCGCCAGTTCGCCGCCGAGGTCGTGAAGCCGTGTCTGGTGAACGACTTCCCCCGACACAAGCTCATCTCCGCGTGCGACCCCGCTGGTAACACGCGCAGCCAAGCCGACGAGAAGACCTGCATCCAAGAATTGCTGGAGGCCGGCATCTACACGGAGGTCGCGGCCAGCAACGAGTTCATTCAGCGCAGGGAAGCGGTCGCCTACTTCCTGACTCGCATGTCGGCCGGCGAAGCGGGCTTCATGCTCGACCCGTCGTGCAGGTATCTGCGGAAGGGCTTCATCGGCGGCTACAGATACGAGCGGGTGAAGACGAACGCCGAGATGTACCGGGACCGCCCGGTGAAGGACAAGTTCTCGCATCCGCATGACGCGCTCCAGTATCTGTGCATGAGGGTGCGTAGCGAGATGAATCCGATCATGGCGCGCACGGTCGTGCAGAAGAAAGCGAGCGGCTGGACATGATTACCTCCAAGGGCGTGCAGAACGTCAACGTGGTCATGCTGGAGTCGCGGCGACCCGACACGTCCATCCAGATCGACAAGAAGGACGGCACCGAGAAGGTGTCGCAGGCGCTCGTCAACTCGCTGGCCGCGCACCTGAACCTGTGCTGGGATCGGGCGCGCAACGAGAAGGACCAGCGCATGAACGAGCGTCTGTTGCGCTGCGAGCGGCAACGACGCGGACACTACGATCCCGAGATTCTGGCGGAGATCAAGTCGGCCGGCGGCAGCGAAATCTTTATGATGCTGACGAACGTGAAGTGCCGTGCGGCATCTTCATGGATCAACGACGTGCTGTCCGCTTCCGGTACAGACGTGTTCGATCTCGTTGTCTCGCGCGACCCGGACATGCCGCCCGAGATCAAGCAGATGATCGTGGATCAGGTTCGCTTGGAGGCGAACCAAGCGGCCCAAGAAGGACAGATCATCACGCCGGAGATGGTGCGTGATCGTCTGGAAGAGATTCAGGAGCGCGTCAACGAGGAAGCGAAGCAGGAGGCCGAGGAAGCGGCGGAACGCATGGCGGCGAAGATGCGCGACCAGCTTGACCTCGCGGATTGGAGCCAAGAGATCAAGTCGTTCGTGGACGACTTCGTGACGTTCCCGACGGCGGTGTTCAAGGGTCCACAGATCAGGCGTCACCAGCGCGTGACGTGGGGGCCGAACTACGAGCCGATTGCGCTCAACGACCTCATCCACAAGTTCGTGCGCGTGTCGCCGTACGACATCTACCCGTCGCCCGGTAGCTCGGGAACGCAGAGCGGCTACATCATCGAACGTCACCGCCTACAGATGGGCGCGCTGTACGCGATGATCGGCACGCCGGGGTACGACGACGAGGCGATCCGCGAAGTCATCATCCGTTACCCGCAGGGCTATCGCAACTGGCTCAACAACGATTCGCAGCGCGACATGATGCACGGGAAGGACAACCCGTGGCGCGGCGAAGAGTTGGACATCCTTGAGTATTGGGGGCCGGTGCTGGGCCGCACGCTCAAGGAGTGGGGCATCAAGGACAAGCTCGACCCGGAGCGCCCGTACGAGATCAACGCGTGGTGGATCGGCCCCTACGTCATTCGCGCTGTGCTGAACCCGGACCCGCTTGGCGAGCGCCCTTACGAGATTGCATCGTGGGAGCCGATCCCGAACGCATTTTGGGGTGTTGCTCTTCCCGAACAGATGAGCGACATCCAGCGTCTGTGCAACGCTGCTGCCCGCGCGCTCTCAAACAACATGGGGATCGCGTCAGGCCCGCAGGTCGAGGTCACCGTGGATCGCCTCCCTGTCGGTGAGAATGTGACCTCTCTGTATCCGTGGAAGGTGTGGCAGGCCACCTCGGATAAGACCGGTGGCGGTCAACCGGGGCTGCGTTTCTTCCAACCGAACTCCAACGCGGCCGAGTTGATGAACGTCTACCTGACGTTCAGCAAGCAAGCCGACGAAGTCACCGGCATCCCGAACTACGTCTACGGTTCCACCGCAGTAGGTGGAGCAGGGCGCACGGCGTCCGGTCTGTCGATGCTGATGGACAACGCGGCGAAGGGCATCAAGCAGGCCATCGTCGGCATCGACTACGTGATGAGCGGGTGTCTCTCCCGTCTGTACGTTCACAACATGTGCTACGACCGCGACCTCTTCGCCAAGGGCGACTTCAACGTGAAGGCGAAGGGCGCGTCGGCTCTTATCCAGCGGGAACAACTCGCTGTGCGTCGCCGCGAGTTCCTGCAAACGACCGCCAACCCCATCGACGCACAGATCATGGGGCCGGAAGGTCGGGCCTACGTTCTCAAGGACACGGCGAAGGCTTTGCAGATGGACACGGATCGCGTCATCCCGAACGTGCCGAAGGAGTGGAACCCGAACCTCTCGCTCGCACAGATGGGACAGCAGGCGCAGCAACCGCAAGGTCCGCCCGGTGCGCCGACCGAACTCGACCCGGCGGGCAACCCTGCCGGCGGGCAGCAAGCCACCGCGCTACCACCGCCGGGGTAGTTGCACCTCGTACAACAGACGACCATACTTCGCGCCACAGACGCCAAGGAGATGACCATGTCCGGTTCCAAATGCGCTCCCCGATCCTTCTCCAAAGGCGGCAAGAAGGCGTTCGCTGATGGTGGTCTTGCCGATGGTGGCCTCCCGCCCATCGGTCGCACGCCCGCCGCACCGATGGGACAGGCTGGCATGGCCACGGAGAACGCCGGTCCGCCCACGGGCGCGAGCATGGGCGGGTACGACCCGATGAATCCCATGCAGATCACCGGCTTCAAGGGCACGCCGGTCGCGCCGATGGGACAGGCGGGCATGGGTGTCGGCAACGCAGGGATGCCAGCGCCGGGCGCGATGCCCGAAGCGATGCCGCTCGCCAACGCGGCCGGTCAGGCAGCGGCGCAGCGCGACATCGCGCAAGCCGCCCCCGCGTACGGTCAACTGCGCGGCGCGATGCAGGACGCTTCCGGCGGCATGGGCGGCGGGGGCCGTGCGATGCGTCGTCCCGGCGGCAGCGGCATGGGCGGCGGCATGGGCGCGGGTGCCCGCTTCGATCAAGCGCAGCGCGGCGGCGGCGCACAGATGAAGCCGCTGATGGGCTACGCGGACGGCGGCAAGGTCAAGAAGCAGAACACCGGCAAGGGCGGCAAGTTCGTGCCGTTCGCCAAGGGCGCGCCGAAGGCCAGCAAGGGCACGGGACCGACGCCCAAGGGTTTCGAGAAGCCGACCGAGAAGGGCAACGTGATCCGCGCGTTCGCGGATGGCGGATGCGTCACCAACAAGCGCGACATGAAGAAGGGCTGACGTCATGGCGAAGGCTTCGTGGGCGGGTCGCAGTTTTCTGAAGAAGGACCGCCAAAAGTACGCGGACGGCGGCGAAGCCGAACGCGTCGATCTGTCGTCCTCGTCGTACGCGGACAACTCCGGCGGGACGTGGGGCGAGATGGGATCGCGCGCCCTGTCCGCGCGCCGCGACGACGACGCCACGCGCGAGATCAACAAGTCCACGGAGAGCGGCCAGTCCTCGTACGAGGACTCGGCCAAGGGCGCGCAGGACGCGTGGGCGGGTGAGGCGAAGGCGGACAAGGACGCGAAGGACGCGCGCGAGAACGCCGGCTTCGACTACAAGCCGGAGCCGCCTCCGAAGGCCGCGACCGTCGCCGCCGCCCGTGCAGCGCCGAAGGCCGACCCGAAGTACGACGACCAAGCCGGCCGTGCGCTCAAGCGCGCCGAGGCGAAGGACAAGGAAGCCGAGAGCAACGAGGACCAGAACGACCGTCGCATCAAGCGCATGAACGCGGCGATCAGCAACGCGCAGAACGCGACGCGCATCGGATCAACCTACAGACACAAGGTCGCTGGCCCGGTGAAGAAGTAGTGCTGGCGAATCCGAACGAACGACAGATCACGGCCCTCGCATCCTTACGCGGCGACCCTGACTGGCAGGTTGTGATGGAGTGGTTGCAGGAGAACGCCAAGACGCTGATGCGAGACATGTGCATGACGCCGGACAACGCGATCCTGCGTCAACAGCAAGGTGCCGCTCAAGTCCTCACGTTCATCCTCGACCTCAACGAAACATCCGGTGACATTGCTCACCGGCTGCGGCAGAAGCAAACGTAGTTCCTGAATACCGGAGCAGGTCGTAGACGAAGACGCGTCCCGCGCTCGTTGATCGAACCTTCCGACTCACGGAGAAACGATGGCAATCCCAAGAGCAGTCGAAGCAGCCGAACGACGCGCCAACGAGTTGCACGCGAAGGCGTACACCACGGAAGCGCCACAGGGTACTGAAACGCCGGCCGCGACGCCCAACGCGACACCGGCAGCGACACCAGCACCGACCCCCGCCCCGGCCAAGCCGGAGACGGAGGAAACGTGGGAAGTGCGCTACAAGACTCTGGCGGGGAAGTACAACGCGGAAGTCCCGCGTCTCAAGCAAGCGAACGACGCCCTGCAAGCGCAGTTGGACAAGGCCGCGCAGCAGCACAGCGACGTCACCGCTCGCCTCACGGCGCTGGAAAAGGAAAGATCGGCAACACCGCTTGTGAAGCCGGAAGAGATCGAGAGTTTCGGTGAGCCTCTGGTGGACCTGATGCGGCGTGTGTCGCGCGAGGAAGCAGGAAGACTGCTCCCGACCGTGAACACCGACGAGATCAAGTCGATCAAGGACGACGTCGAAACGATCCGCACCTCGACCGCGAGAAGCGCGCACGACACATTCATCGAACGCCTGACGGAACTCGTTCCCGACTGGCAGGACGTGAACGTCGATCCCGCGTTCCACGCGTTCTTGGCGGAAGTCGATCCGATGTTCGGTGAAGAGCGGCAAGTCGGTCTGTCGCGGGCGCAAGGTGCCCACGACGCCACCCGCGCTGCCCGGTTCTTCGATGCGTTCAAGGGTGCCTCGCAAACGAGAGCGGTTGCAGCAGACGCAAAGATGAACAGTCAGGTGGTTCCTGATACGCGAGCGCAAGGCAACCTCCCGCGCGGGAAAGTGATCTTCACGCGCAACGAGATCGCCAAGTTCTACGCGGATTGGAGATCGGGCCGGATCAGCGATGCGGATGCTGTAGCCAAGGAAGCTGAAATCAATCTCGCCATCTCGGAGCGACGCATCCGGTAACGGATGACATCCGGGGTGGAGTGAGGGAGCAGAGCGCATGGCCATCTTCCCCAATGACACCCCCTATTCGGGCAAGGACTACTCGTCCGACGGTACGACCGGTTTCATCCCCGAAATCTGGAGCGGCAAGCTCCAAGTCAAGTTCTACAAGACGACCGTCCTTTCCGAGATCACGAACAACGATTGGGAAGGCGAGATCAAGGGGCACGGCGACAAGGTCATCATCCGCAAGACGCCGGACATCACCGTCCTCGACTACAAGCGCGGGATGACGCTGGCGACGGAAATCCCGAACAACACGACCATCGACCTCGTCATCGACAAGGGCAAGTATTTCAACGTCATCGTCGATGACGTGAACGAGGTGCAGTCGGACCTGCACCTGATGGACATGTTCACGTCGGACGCCGCCGAGCAGATGAAGATCAAGATCGACGAGATGGTTCTCGCCGGCGTGGTCACGCTCGCCGACGCCGCGAATCTCGGCGACACGGCGGGCAAGATCAGCGACAGCCTGAACCTCGGCAAGACCGGGGCGGCGGTGAAGATCGTGAACACGGTGCCGACGGCGGGCCAGTCCACCCCGGTGGACTTCATCCTTGCGATGGGTCTGTGTCTGGACGAGCAGAACGTGCCGGAGACGGGCCGCTGGATCGTCATCCCCGCGTGGATGGGGATGATGCTCAAGCAGTCCGACCTGAAGGCCGCGTACCTCACGGGCGACAGCGTGTCGCCGCTGCGGAACGGCAAGATCGGCATGGTGGACCGCTTCACGGTCTACGTGTCGAACAACCTGCCGACCGCGACCGACACGGGCACGAAGCACTACTGCCTCGCCGGCACGCGCGACGCCATCTCGTTCGCCTCGCAGATCACCAAGGTCGAGACGCTGCGCGCACAGACCACGTTCGGCAATCTCGTCCGTGGCCTGAACGTGTTCGGCTACGAGGTCACGTCGCCGGAGTCGCTGGTCGTCGGGTACGTCAACAAGTAGTACGCGTCGTCAGCACAGAGGGGCGGGGTGTTTCGCCCCGCCTCTTTTTCATGGAGGACGACGTGGGCAAGTGGATCGAAGCGAAGGATCACAGGGGGCGCGTTCGTCGCTTCCCGTACCGTGACGACGTCGGCGTGCCGACGGGGTATCACATCGTCACGGACCCGGAGCCGGTCACAGACGCCCCGATCCATCCGGTGGCCGTTCAGGACCACCCGGTTGCCGAGTTCCACCAGCACCCAACGCTGACGCGCGAGAGCGCGCCGGGTGAGGATGCGGTCGGTGTGAGCGACCAGATCGAAATCCAACTCCACCGCGCCAAGCGGTACAAGGTGAAAGGGTGGCCGCAATGAAGTTCGCGGAAGTCCTCTCTCGGTGCGGCATCCTGCTGAACGATGTCGCCGCCGTTCGATGGCCCAACACCGAGAGGCTGGGATGGGCCAACGACGGGATCAAGGCCATCTGTGTGGTGCGTCCCGACGCGCACACGGAGAACGTCGAGTTCACGCTGGTGCCCGGAGCGCGACAGCGAGTCGCGTTGCTGAACGCCCGCCTGCTGGACGTCACCAACAACGTCACCATCGACGGCGAGAACCACATCGCTGGTCGTGCGATCACGATCACAGACCGCGAAGAGATGGACCGCTTCGATCCTGCGTGGCGCAACGCGCGTGCGTCCAAGACGGTGAAGCAGTTCATGCACGACGCGAACGACCAAGACACGTTCTACGTCACGCCGCCGAACGACGGGAGCGGCATGGTGAGCGCCGTCTGTGCGACGTTGCCGCTGGTCGTCACGGAAGAGGACGACGAGATGCCGCTGGACGAGCGGTGGTCCGACGCCATCGTCTACTACGTCTGTATGCGGTGCTACCAGAAGGACGGCGAGTTCGTCCCGCGTGCCGGCGAGTTCCAAGGTCTGTTCATCCAGCAACTCGCGGGCGAGTACCAAGCGAAGAAGTCGTCGCAGCCGAACGTCACCAAGGCCGGCGGCAAGCCCGACCTGCTGGCGCAGTCGCTGGGAGGAATCTGATGGCCGAGTTCTCCGACTTCTACAAGGACGTGGTGGCGCAGCTTCCGGGCGCGCCTCTAGTCATGGTGGACTACGCGCTGCTACAGACGGCCATCGACTTCTGCGAGACGTCGCTCATCCTCCAAGTCAACGCCGATCCGATCTCGCTGCGACCGAACGTGCCCGAGTACGAGATTGCGGTGGACGACGACCAGCTTCTCGTCGCGCAGATCATGGAGGCGAAGATCGACGGCCGTCGCCTGCCTGCCGTGGCGCTCGACCTTCGCAACACCACGATCTGGCCGTCACAGACGTACGAGTGGGGCGACAGCGAGGTGGACGATCCGATGTCGATCCGCATCCTCGGCACGCCGGAAGAGCCGGCGACGCTGACGCTGCGCGTGGCGCTCAAGCCGAAGCAGGATGCGTCCTCCCTGCCGGACGATCTGTACAAGCACCACCGAGTCGCCATCGGCTACGGCGCGATGGCACGCATGATGTTGCAACCGGGGAAGACGTGGAGCAACACGCCACTCGGTTCGTACCGCGAGAAGGAATACGCGGCCTTCCGTAACCAAGCTCAAGTCGATGCCAACAAGGGACAGACGAGAGCAGACCTCCGGGTGCGCCCGCGCCCCTTCGCCTGACATGGCCTCCAAACTGAAGCTGGTGCAAGGCGACACGCTTCCCGCTGTCGTCCT